GACCTCGGCGAGATGGTCCTCGGAAAGACCGAGTTTCGTGGCGACGGATTGAAAGATCATGCTGTCCTCAGAATAGCATCACGGCCATACGACCGCCAGGGTAGGGGTGACGCCGCGAGCGAGCGCCTGCTCGACGAACGGGACGACGACGCCCTCGAGCGCGGAGTTTTGCAGCCGCAGGCAGCCGTACGTCCACTCCCATCCTTGGTAGGGAGCGAACGGATCGGGCAGGTCGCTGCCGCCTCCGTGGATGCCGATGCCGTCGCGGCCGTGCTTGGCGAAGGCTTGGTCCGGGCCGTCCGAGAGCGGGATGAACGCGCGCCCGTAGGCGGGCTCGGGAGGGTTGAGATGCTGCGGCCGGCCGACGATGTACGTCCCCGGCGGGCATTTGCAAAGGTGCCCGTAGACGTCCTCGCCGTCCTTGACCTGCTGATCGTTCACGCCGACGTCGTGGCATTGCGCGACGAACGCGAGCCCGCCAGGAGTCCCCGCGCCGAACCCGGCCAGGTATCCTTTCAGGACGCGACTCGCGCCGTTGAACACGAGCGTCGCCTTCATTTGCCTGGAATCGGCACCGGAAGGAACTTGAGGATTTGCTGCGAGAACCCGCTGCCGTTCGTCATGAGGTTCACGACGCCGAGGCCGATCAACGCCAAGATCCACGGCTTTATAAGCCGCACGCTTTCGTTGTATTTGGATAACAGGTCATCGACCTTTTGTGAGATTCCGTCGTGCCACTCGTTGTCTTTGTGGTGGCCGAAGATTGCGTTTTCCATTCGCGCCAATCTTTCTTCTTGGGTGCATGGCGTAGTCACGTTTACCTCGCTGATCCCTTCGGTGTTGAAACACGGACGCCGGTCGACGATTGCAGCAATTCGTCGAGCCAAGGACGCGCGGGGAACGGGCCGTATCCGGCCTGCTGCAAAACGGTCCTGGCCTCCGGCAGACTTCCGGCTCCCATGTTGATGAGCAGCCGCAAAAGGTCAACGGGGTTATGTGTGTTTTGCCCGTAGGTCCAGAAATGCTGGGGAACTACCTTGCCGCCGACGCGCCGCGTACCTTGGTCGAATCCGGCCGCGTCGATCCCCATCTTGATCGGATCGGCGAGCGATTTCCGCACGAAACCAGGAACGTCCATACGTCCTATTTCGGCAGGCGGGTTGTAGAGCCGCACCTTGTCGCCGCCGGGTCCTCCGGGCTGCACGTCGCCCCCGAGGAGCGCGCCGCCCGAGAGGCGGTTGAGCGCTTCCGTGCGGACGGGGTTCTTGGCGACAGCCGAGAGAACGGCTCCCGGGATCTGCGTGTTGAACGTCGCGAACGGTAGCGCGTTCTTTGCCGCCTCGGTGAAGGGCGAGACGTTCGTGTAGTCGACGAGCGAACGGCGCGCCTGACGCCCCGCATCGTAGCCCGTGGCAAGCCCCTTCTTCTCGAGTCCCTGCGCCATGCGCTGCACCGCGGCGTCGTCGTATGCCCAGGTCGCCTTGTTGAAGAACTGCATGGCCGAAGGAGCGACCGCGCCCGTACCCGCGCCGACCGCCGCTCCCGTGAGGATGCGCCGCAGCCGCTCGCCTGGGTCGATCTCGCTGTGGTCCGGGTTCTGTGAGAGCGCGCCGCTCGTGCCGCCGATCGCCGCGCCGCCGGCCGCGCGCGTCGGCGTGTTGAGCTTCGCGAGGAAGTCGGCGACCGGGGTCGTGCGGTCGAACTCGGGGCCGCCCGCGCCGTACTTGTTAATGAGGTCCGAGAGGATCGTGTCGCGCTGGTCGGGGTGCGCGAGGATGTTGAGCGTGTCCTTGACGGTTCCTGGGATCGATCCAGGGTCGGCGACCGCCTGAAGTCCCGCGATGTTGAAAATGTGGCGCGGCGACGTTCCGACGACGGCCTGCTTCGGCAAGGAGATGAGCGAGCGCCATACGTCCTGCGCGGCCTGCTCGGGGGTCCGCTCGTTCCCGGTCGCCTGGTAGGTCGTGCGCGTGAGCTTCTTGAGCGCGTCGGGAATATCGGCCGGGGCCGCGACGCCGAGCCGATGCGCTAGGTCGTTCCGAAGGCTCGCATCGCTGACGTTGCGCGCGGTCGACGAGAGCATATTCGAGAGCGCGTCGGTGAACTTCTGGTTCTCCTCGACGCCGCCGACTTGGAACGGGTTGACGCGATGCTCGAGGTTCGGGTCAAACGGATCGAACGGGTCGTGCGTGAACGCCGGCCGATTCGCTTCGTCGACGGCCTTCGCTTCGCGCGGACCGGGGACGTAGAACTTTCGGTACGGATCGCGCACGAACGCGCCCGTGGCGGGATCGACTCCAGCCTGCGGGACCTTGAAAGGAAGCAGGTCGGGACCGAGCGCGTCCTCGAGCATCTTCTGAGTCGGCCCCGGTGCCATCGCCTTGACGGTGTACTTGCCGCTCTTGACGCCGAGCGTCGCCGCCGGAGAGAGCCCGATGCGCGGGCCGTCCTCGGGGAGCATCTTCGCGCCGCCGTCCTTGAGGAACCGATCGGTGTCAGCCTTCGCTGCGGCCACGAGGTCGTCGATCGACCCTGCGGCTGCGTTCGGGTTGAACGTCGGTCCCGGCGGCGTGCGCGTCGCCATGATCGTTTTCGCACCCGGCGGCTTCGGTCCGGACAGGTCGAACCCGAGGATCTTCGTTAGGTTCGCGTTCGGCCGAAGAAGCGCAGCCTGGTCGGTCAGGGCCTTCAGGTCGTTCGCGGCTTTGAGCGCAGCCGGCGACACGTTGAGCGTGTTCGTGCCGGGGAACATCGCGGATTTCTGTCCGTTGCGAACGGCGAGGACGTCGTTCCAATCCTGCTCCGAGAGCGGCGCACGGAGGTTCTGAAGTTTCTGCTGCAAGAGCGCGTCGAGCTGCTGCTGGTTCGTCGACGCCTTCGCCTTCGCGCCTACGGCCTGGTCGACGGCGCTCTGCCCGAACTCTCGCACCTCCGGCCCTGCGAACGTGAACTGATCGTGTACCCAATTCCCGAGCGGCGCGACGTGCTCTGCCGCTGCGGCGACGGGCTTGATCCCCATTGCCGCTTCCGAGGCGAGCTTGACGCCTTTCGCCGCGCCACGGAGGATCGGGCCGCCGAAGACCACGGACGGGTCGGTGATCGTGTCAACGCCCGCGTCGACGAGCCCCTGCCACCAATGCGGGTCTTGCGCATACGAGTCGGAAATGCCGAGTCGGCGGCGATACTCCGCGCGCTGCGCGTCCGGGTTCGTGAGCCCCGTCGTGCCGACTGCGGTTGCCCAGCGCGGCGTGTCGAGCACTCGGCCGAGCGTACCCGCGCCCTTTGCGGCCGCTCCGAGGATCGCATGGATGGTGTTGCCGACCGGATTCGTCGCGGGTTCGACGTCGGACCAACCGCCGCTCGCGGCCGGAGCCGGAGCCTGCGGAGCCTGCGGAGCCGCGCCGACGTCGTTCCAAGGCATCGGTTAGCCCGTCCACTCTTTCTTCGAGCCGTCAGGGAATTGGTACAAGTCACCGCCCTTCGGACCAGGGCCGACGAACGTGGCCCCTGGGGGCAATCCTGGCGGCGGTCCGAGTCGCGGTTTCAGGCCGCCCGGAGCCGCCGCGGACGCTGGCTTGCCGCTGCCGAAGATACCGCCGAAGAATCGCGACACCTGGCCTCCGAAGCTCTGATCCTGCGGAGGAGCAGGCGCGGTAGTCGCTGCTGGCGGAGTCGCGGCAGCAGGCTTCGCTGCCGGAGGGTGCGGACGCTGGACGACCGGAACCTGCATCGGCGCTCCGCCGTTCGGGTTCGGCACGTTGATTACCTGAATCGTCGGTGACGCCTGGACCGGCGGCATGACGAACTGAGGAGCCTGCCCGACGCCGCCAGGAAGGCCAGCGCCGCCGCTTGCGCGGATCGCCGCGTCTTGCTTCACCCGCTGAAGGTACAGCGCCGTGTCGCCCTTGTACTGTTCGATCGCAGACTTGACGGCGTTCTGCTCGTTCATGCCGTTCGCTTTGTTGACTTGCGACATGAGAGCGATAGCATAGGCGGTCGATTGGTTCCCACCCGCAATCTGAAGTCGGTTTGTGAGCTGCGAGGCTTCGTTGCGACCTTGCTGGTCGAGCGAGGCGTACAGCTCTTGGATTTTCTGGGCGTTGTAAGATGGAAGCGAGCTGTAATATTCCGCGTGCGCCTTGTCGAGCGGAATCTGTCCCTTGTAAATGCGCGTCGTGTCCGCGATGTTCTTGTTTTGTATCGTCCCCTGCGTGACGGTTTGCGCGTTGGCAAGGAGAGCGTGCGCGTCATCGTAGCGGCCCTGCGCGTAAAGCTGCACCGCTTTCGCGCGCGTCTTTTCTTCGGCGAACGGGAGCAGGTCAATGATTTGCTTCTGCTGCGCGTCTCGCCATCGAGCGGTCGCGTCCCGCTGGTCGCCCAGCGCGCCGTAGGCCCCGGCCTGCGCGGCCTGAAGCGCCTGCTCGCTGTTCGCCTTCTGCTGCGCGAGCGCGTTCTGAATCGCGACCTGCTTCTGCTGAAGCTGGCCTTGGAGAGCGCCCGCCGCCGCGCCGAGCCCAGCCCCGAGGGGATCGTCGACTTGGTACGGCATTAGACCCCGTACCCCGCGCCCGCCTCACCGGACTGCCATCCGGTTTGCGTCGGTGCCGACGTCGTCGATGGTATCGCGGGCGTGGTCGTGTTCGGCGGCTTGTAGAGCGATTGACCGAGAGCCGTCCCGAACGCCGACGCGCCGGCGGCCGCGCCCGTTGGGATCTGGTAGGAATTGCCGTAGTTCACGGCCTGCTGATTCGAGCCCGACTGAGCGCCGCTGTTGATCGCGCCGAACTGATTCTGCTGGTTCTGGTACTGCTGCATGATCGAGTTGAACAGCGCTTGCTGCGCGGAGTTGTACGATCCGACGTTGGTCGCGTCGGTCGCGTTGTAGGCCCCGGCGTTCGTGTACGCGGCGTTGTTCGAGGCGTTCTGATTCGAGAGCCCCGCCTGCTGCGTGAGTCCGGCCTGCTGGTAGTTCGCCGTGTTGAGCGCGCCTTGGTTGCCCATGAGCACGTTCATAAGCGCCGACAGGTTCGACTGCTGCCCGGAGAGCCCGGTGCTCGCGTTCGTCTGCTGGCCGGAAAGGTTCGCGCTCTGATTCCCGAGGAGCGTCTGCATGAGAGCCCCGAGGTTCGCCTGCTGGCCGGTGAGATTCGAACCTTGGTTCGCCTGCTGCGCCGAGAGCATCTGCTGGTTCGAGTTCTGGATGAGCGGCGCGATGGCGCTCCCGAGCGAGGAGGCGAGTTGCCCCTGAAGCTCGTTCTGCGCGTTGACGCCCGCTCCGCCGACGATGCCCGCCGCTGCAAGCTGGTCGTTGAGCGCGTTCGTCGAGCGAGTCGCCTGCGGGGCGAACGACGACATGAGCTGCGCGATCGCCGAGTTCGGGGAGAACTGCGAGGAGTCGATCTGCTGGGCGTTGACCTTCTGAAGCTGGTTCGGGTTGATCTGCTGCGCGTTCACCTGGGGCGCGTTGACCTGCGGAAGCTGCGACGGATCGACGGTCGCCGCCGGGTTCATCTGCGCGCCGGAGAACAGGGTCGGCTGGATCTGCACCGGGGTCGGCAAGTAGGCGGGCTGAAGCGCGTTCTGGTTCGAGCTCGCGGTGCTGCCGGAGCTGCCGCCCATGAGCTGCGCGATGAGCGCCGACAGGTCGGGACTCGTGCCTTGATCCATGCTGATCGCAGAGCGGGCAATCGGACTGATCGACGCCGTAGCCGGGTCGTACGAGCTCGTGGTATTATTGAGCGCCTGTTGATATGCAGCTAGAGCCATTATCGTTGACCGTATTCCATGCCGGAATATGGGCTGTATTGCTGCTGCTGCTGCGGATTAGCGGCTGGCTGCGCGGGAGCGGCCGCAGGCTGCGCCGTCGCCTTCTGCTGAAGCGCGGCCATGAGTTGCGCCATGAGCTGCGGGTTGAATCCCTGCTGTTGCGGCTGCGCCTGCGCCGGGGCTGAGAGCGACGAGGCGGGCATCGAGCCTGCGACGGGCATCCCGTTCGGACCGAGCGTTCCGCCGCCCGTGGTCATCGGATGCGAGAAGGTCGGCGCGTTGAGCGACATCGACGTGGCCGGGTTCGGGTTGGACTTGTACCAATCCTGAAGCGCCTGAAGCGCCTGCGTCCGGTTCGCCTGCATCTGCGCTTGGGCAGCGGCGTTCTGGTTGTCGGCGTTCTTCTGCGCGGCCTTGTTCTGAGCGTTCGACCCAGCAAGACCCAAGGCCCCGGCGACAACCGGCGCTAGCGCCCCCAATATCGGTAGAAATGCCACTCGCCTACTCTCCTTGCTTCAGAATACCACGATGGTATAGGTGCCCGCGACCGTCGCCCGCAGGACGATGACGCTCGCGGTCCAATCCGTCCCGCCGTTCGTCCCGTCGTAAACGACCCCGCCCCCGGGGTTGCGGACCGGCCAATACTGCGTCGGGATGTGCCCGAGCGAGTGCGTGAGCGTCGTGTCGCCCGTGCCGATCGTCGCGATGAGGTACTGCCCGCGACCGCAGCGCAGACCGTGGCGGATGATGCTCCGGGTGAACGGGATATCCTCATACGGAACGGGCATCATTGCTGCTGCTGCTGCGCTCGGCGCGCGGCGTTGGTGGTCTGGATGCCGTCGACGTTCGCGAACGCCTGTGCCATATCGCCGACCGCCGGAGCGTTCGGGATGCCGCTCGCGCGCAGGAGCGCCGTTCGGATGAGGTCCTGAAGCGCGAACCCGGCCGCCATCGTCACGGCCCCGCCGTGCGAGAACGGCTTCATGATCGGGTCCATCTCGTGATTCCCCGGCTGTTCCTTGAAGAACTTCGCGCTGTTGATCGAGTCGTGCAGTTGCAGTCCGTACATGATCGCTCGGATGAGCGCCGGGTCCGGTCCCTTTCCTTGCTGCGGCATCTTCGCCTGAAGGTTGGCGGTCGCGTTCTCGGGCGTGACCATGTTCCGCGTCGAGTAATCGACCGGGGACTGTGACTTGGCGAGCAGAGCAGAGAAGTCGATCGGCATGGCTAGACTCCGGGGACTCCATGCCATCCGGTAGGGCCGCACACGTAAAGCGTCGAGCCGATCGTTCCGATCTTGTCGGTCATTAAGGACCCGATGCTGTAGGCGTTGCACGGGGGATACGGGCCGCCCGTTACGACGTACCAATGCGCCGTCCCGATGTTGAGTCCGCTCGCGGAAATATTGCCCCCAATAATTCCCGAGGCCGCCATAGGAGCCGAAACCGTAACTACCCCTGGGGTCGTTACGCCGTAGTCGATCATCGCCGAGTTGGTTGCCCCGCCGAGGATGACCGCGCCCTGAGAACTCGCGCGCGAACCAACGAGGTCGCCAGCGTAGAACGGCGGAGGAGCGGAACAGCATCCCGCGACCACCGCGCCGCTCGAAGAAAGCTGCTGCTGCGACCAGAACGCCTGCGAGCTCGTGATCGTGTTCGCGTTCGAGATCCCGCTGTCGAGCGACCCCGAGCCAATCCAAATCTTGCCGTTCGCCGAGCCCGACCGAATGAACGCCGCGTCACCCTGAATGAGCGTCGGCAGGGAAACCCCCGGCGGAGAAACGATGAGCGGCGAGTTGAACGTGTACGGGAACGAGCCGGGGAACGTGCCGAGCGAGGCAGAAGAAGCGGAGATCGAGGACGCCGGGAGCGCGATATTCGCGAAGCAGTTTGCGAACGTCGCGGGGTTCGCGTTGAGAACCGACGCGCTCAACGTCTCGCCCGTGACGAACGTATGCGCCTGCGGGCAAGCGTAGCCTGCAACCACAGGGGACCGCTCGCTGCCAAGCCACAACGCGCACGCCGCGAGCGCCGCTACGAGAAACCGCTTCATTGGTCGAGTCCTCCCTGGTCGCGCTTGTTCACGCGCAGAACGTAGCCCAAAGTCGTCCACGGAAAAGATGACGTCTCTGTGAACGTCGCTTGGATGAAGTGCCCGTCGCCTCCGTTCTGAGCGTCGAGTCGGACGGGTTGTGCTTTCACCTGACCCGCGGCATCCCCTACGATTGCCGTTCCGACCGTCGACGAGCCGACGATCGCGCCGCTCGAGGCCATGACCTGCAACGTCTGACCGAACGATTGCTGCCGAGACAGGTAATCGAACGTGAACATCCCCATGAACCGCAGGATCTCTCCGGGCTGCGACTGCGGGAGCGAGATGACGAGCTGCGCCTGGTGGAGATGCTTCGCGCAGATGATCGCGTCTTGCCCGAAAATGTCGTCGAACGAGTCCGCCTTGCCGGCGAACGAGGTCGTGATATCCGCGCCGTAGTCCGAGTAACCGACCCCGAACTGCCCGACGTTATCGACCACGGCATCCGCCCAGGCGAAATCTCCGCTGTCGCTCGGGCCGCGCAGGGCGACCGCTCCGCCCACGACCATCCCGGAGATGACGCCGCACGTCGGCTTGCCGTCCTCGTCGAGATGCGCGAAGTCGAACCAGACCCCGGTCGTGGGATGCCCCGCCGCTGTGCTCGCGCCGCCGCCGTCGTCGAAGAATAGCAGATATCGCTGCCCGTCGCGCACGCCGACCGCCGTCGTCCGGTCGAGGATCGAGGCGTTCGTCCCCGTGAGCGTCGAGTCGAAGAAGGTCGGAACGTTGTCGGAGATACGCGTGACGCTCGAGCCGTCGCAGACGTAGACGCCATCCAGACCGAGGAAGCAATGGAACGTGTCGAACGCGACGAGCGACTGCGGCGCGACCATTCCGACGCTCGCGGACACCAGGACCCATTGCCACACCGAGTCGCCCTGAAGTCCGATCTGGGTGCCGCGGTAGATCGCCGCCTGCTTGTAGACGATCATGGCACCGACGCCGCCGATCGGCGAGAGCCCGGTGATATCGCCACCGGAGATGCCGTCGTTGCGTCCGACGAAGTAGGGGATGTACGTGCCGCCCGTGTCGATTCCGCCGGGGTTGATAATCGCGTTCTGCGTGAAGCTCTGCGGCTTGAAGGCGTCGCTGATATAGACCGCGCTCGGCTCTGTCGGCTCGCCGGCGTAGAACAGATGCGAGAACAGGGTGCTGACGAACTTGGGCGTGATCGGGGCTGCGCCGCTGTGGTTCTTCGGCAGGTTTCCGACCGTGAGCGTCGTGAAGCTGCCGCCGCCCGTGTACCCGCGCGGAGACACCTTGCCATCGACGCAGAACATCGTATCGAGCGACGTCGACGGGTCGAACAGTTGCGCCGACCGCAGGACGCCGCCCGCGGCGACCGAACCGATCGACGTCCAGGACGAGCCGTTCACCGCGCAGGCGTAGACCGTGCCAGCCGATTGCACGAGCAGCCACGTCACGTTCGCGAACCGCCCGCTCGTCATCGACTGCGCGCCGTATCCGGAGCCTGTCGCAAGCGGAACCGTGCCGAGCTGGGCGTTCCCCGGGCGCTTCGAGAAGGCGTTGCCCGTGCCGTACCATCCGTTGACGCTGACGGCAAGCTGGTTGCGCGAGAGCGCGTGCGGGTCTTTCTTCGTGTTCAAACCACCAGAAAGATCGCGGTACGAAATCCATGTAGGTGGAGACGGGTCGCTGTTGCCGTAGAGGCTGTTCCCGTATCCTGGGACTAATCCGGCCATTAGATACGCAGGCCCGGAACGAACGCCGGACGCTGGCGGAGCGTGAGGGTGTCGCCCGCGCTACGGCGCAGCGCGTTCGCCCGCAGCCGGCCGATCTCGATGGCGTAGGCTTGCTTCGCGTCCGCCGCGGCCTTCGCTTGCCGCTCGCGCATCCACAGCTTCGAGAGCGCCCATTGGACGATCGCCTCCTCGATATCCTGGATGAGCGGAACGTCGAGCGGGTTCACGAGCGTCGGGCAGAGCAGGTCGCCGTCGGTCGGGATCGGAGCCCAATAGAGCGTGAGCACGTCGCCGTCCTGCACCGTCATCGGGAACAGCAGCAGCGCGTCGCGCTCGTTCGACACGGCGATGACCGAAGGCTTGATCGCGCTCGTGCGCGTGAGCCACAGCCCGTTCCCGCACGCGCGCATGAACTCCGGGAACGAGACGAGCTTCTGCCCGGGGACGTACTCCTCGGTGTAGAGCAGCCCATACGGGGCGTAGGTGACGCGGCGGATCTGCGCGACGGTCGGGCCGACGAACGGAGATGCCGGCCGCTGCGGAAGGGGGATGCTCGTCGTGCTGACCGGGACGGTGATCGACGCGGACACGTCCATGAGGTCGTAGTCGCGGAGGTCCTGCGCCACGCGCTTGTAGCCCTGGTTGATATAGAAATCGACCTGGGCCTTGGCGAGCTGCGGATTCGTGAGCGTCGCCCACGTCGGCTCGCCGCCGGGGTTCGCGCCTGGTGCCTGAAGGGTTAAGAGGAGATCGTTCTCCATATCCTGTAGGGCCACGACTCCTCCTAGTCCTGAAAAACGGTTCTCCGCTAGTCCTGCAAGATGCCGAGTGAAAGCTGGGCGATATCGGTCGCGGTCGTAAACGTGATCGCTGCCGTGCAGACGAGGATGCCGTACAGGTTCGTCGACTGCGACCACACGACGCGCGGATTTCCACTTAAGCGGTAGAGCGTCATCGCCGTGAATAGGTTCGATGCGTCGACCGCAAGCGGACACCGATCGACGAGGATCGCAAGGTCCGCCGTGTTGCCGCCGGTTACGGGGCTGGCGTTATCGGCGAACGTCGAGGCCGGAGGAGCAGCAAACAGCCACACCTCCAACGGTGCCGTCTGTACCGACTTGATCGCCAGCCGAATGTCATTGAGCATGCCGGTCTGCATCGGGGAACGAAGGGCGCTTGGAAACGTGAGCTTCCCGCCGATGACCGCCACGGTCGGGTACGCCGAGGTGACGGTCGTAATCTGCGCGGCTGTCGGAACGACCGCAGATTGCGTGGTGATCCCTACCTGCGCCAAAGGCAAAGGCATGGGCTACTTCCGTTTCGCTGGCGGGAACGGCTTCAGCTTCGTCTTAGTCGAAGGCTTCTTCGCTCGTCCGGTCGTGGCCGTCGCGCTCGGACGGTTGCCGTCCGCGAAGTTCTCGTCGAGCGCCGTCCGCAGGTGCCTGAACCCGGGGCCTTGCGCGACCGGAGACAGGTTCGAGCCCACGAGCTGACCCTTCCCCTTTGAGGGGGTCGGTTTGTTAGCCACTTGCCACCTTCTTCTGCTTTGCACGCTGCGCCGCAACGAACGCTTCCAGGTCGTCGATCGAGAACGACGCGAGATCCCCGATGCCGAGAGCGCGCGGCGTCGCGCCGAGCGAACCATACTCGGGATGCGTCTTGTCGACGTCCTGCTCCCACTTCCAATAGTCCCAGGGACGGAACGCCTCGCCGATGACGCGCCCAGCCTGGTCGATCGACTCGACCCGAACGTGAGGAACGTCCGGCGGACCGATCTTCGTCAGGTCGAAATCGTTCTCGCCCTTGCGGCAGTTCGGGCCGCCGTTGAGCGCCCGCTGCGGGAGCTTCCAATAACCGTAGCGCGAGGCAACCCGCTCGCGCTCGAAGCGCCACGTCTCGCCGTTGGGCGTGCCCTGAGCCGCCGAAAGCGAGATGCGCTCGTCGCCAAACCATAGCCGCGCTGCGTCGACGCTGACGATCGCCGACGCAGCGTTAGGCTTGTCACACCGCAGAACCGTCGTGATCGGCTTCCCCGGGACGATCTGCGGCATAACTCTTGGATCGAGGTCCTGGTGCGAGCCCGTGTCGACGTATTCGCCCGCCTGCAATAAGCCTGCGGCGACAAGTCCGCGCACGAGCCGCGCGTCGCGATGACCGTAGACCAACTCGACCGGAACCTCGGCCCCGGTTTTGTCCAGCTTCCACGGTTTCTCCAAAGTCACCAGGACCGTCTCACTCGTCAGCATCATCTCTCCTTATCCTAGGGAGTTCAGGTCGGCAAGGACCGCCGCGACGCGCGCCCAACCGGCCGCTGCGGGAACCGCGATGATCGAGCCCGTGGTCGTAAGACCCTGGACGGGTTCACCCGAGGAGTGCCCGTAAGCGAACGTGGCCGTGAAGCTGTCGTTCGTGCCGCCCAAGAGCGTCGCGCCGCCGGCCGTCGAGGTGACGGTGCCGCCGGTTGCGCTCGTCGTGGTCGGGATGGTGTTGTACGCCGTGCCGGGGTACTGCGCCGCAAGCGTGATAACGCCCGCGGAGTTCGTCACGACTTGCAAGAACGGCGCAAGGCCGGTCGTTGCGAGCGAGGCGTTGAGCAGAGCGACGACTTTACCGGCGATGATCGTTGCGGTCGTGTCTGCCGACACCGTGAGGTACGTGACGGAAACCGCCGGGACGGAGCTTGCGCCGCCGCCGACCGTAACCACGATCGTCGTTCCGGCCGCTGCCGTGCCTGCGATCGTGACGGTCTGCGTCGCGCAGACGCCCTGGACGACCGCCGAAGGCGTGACTGTCTCTTGCGTGACGCCCGAGCCGACCGTGACCGGGCAGGAGGTGTTGATCCCGACGCTCGAGGCGACCGTGACCGCGTTCGAGCCAGCCGAGACGGCGGCCGTCAGCTTCGTGTCGACCGGGTACGCGATGACCTTGCCGATGCTCGTGCCGATGGCGCGAGAGCCGACGACGCCCCAATAGTCGGTCGTGCCGAGATTGAGCGCTGCGTTGACCGTGACCGCCGTGCCGCCGTTGCGGACGCCGACGAGCACCCAGCCAACGCCGAGACGCCGCGTGATGACCTTGATCGGTGAGGCGACGGAGCCGACCGGGTTGTACGCGGTCGGGGTCTGCCCGTACTGCGAAGCAGCATTCGGGTCGGGACCCTGGATGACGCCGTAGATATCGCCGATGACCGCGGCCGTCGAAAGCAGCACTTGGTCGGGAGCGCCCACGGGGAAGGGACCAGGCGAACCCTGGTTGATCGGGATGGTCGGCTTCGCGTTGTTCGTCGACACGTTGACGAGCTTCGTGATGTCGCGGACCACCGGAAGGCCGTTGGGAAGCGGGCCGAAGCCCGGAATCCCACCGCCTGCGAGTTGGAAGATTGCCTCGCTATCGAGGAAGTCGCCGGCCGCGTTCGGACCATCGACGACAACGCCTGGACCCTTCGTGAACATGCTTTAGCTCCCGTTGCTCTTGACGAACTTATCGAACACGCCGGACGAGCCCGCGCTGTTCTCTTGGGGGATTTGACCCGAGCCGGAGGCATCGGGCTTGCCGCGGAGCCCCGGCTTCGGAGGCGTCCCGGTGATGTTGTTCGACAGCCCGCTCGGACTCGTGATGAGCCCGCTCTTTTGGCGGGTGAAAGGCTTGTCTGCCATCTAGGTTTCCTTCCTTAGATGCCCTGGCACCAGATGAGCCAATGAGCGGAGGGCTTGAGGACCACGACGTTCGCAAACCACAGAATGCGCGTGAACAGCACGAGCTGATTCTGACCGAGCGCCCAATCGAGCAGGGCGAAGTTGAAGTTCGGGTTGACGATGATCTTCAGGAACGAGCTATTGATCCCGACGATGTAGCCGCCGGAGTTCGTGCCGGAAGGCGGGGTGCCGGGGGTCGGAACGCCGCTCGGGATGTGGTTGTCCAACAGCAACGGATTTCCGTTGAAGATGAGGTCGTTGCCGCCCGCCGTGCGAGCGAGTTCCGGCTGCTGGTAGAGGTCACGCGGCCACAGCGATTGGATGAGGTTCCCGAAACCGGCGGCGTTCGTCGCGTAGGTGTCCGGGCGCTGGCCGTCGACCGACGCCTGAAGGTCGGCCGTATGCATGTTCGCAAGGAAGTTCGCGGTCGTGCCGCTCGGGATCGAGTAGTTGACGTTGCCCTTCCACTTGTAGCCGAGCTGCGCGCGCGAGAAGCCAGCGTAATTCGGCGAGATGGTGCCGTCGTCGATCCCGGTGAACAGCCCGTCCAACCCCTTCGGGTTGAGCGCCGGAGTGTTCGAGAGCCAATCGAAGCTGATCTTGTCGATGAGCGACGCCTTCGTGACGTCGAGCTGCACGTCGAGCAGGTTCGCGATCGCTTCCGGTGAGCCGTCGTTGTCCGCCACGTCCGTCACGGGAACCGCCACGGCGTCCGTGTACCGCTTCCAATTCAGCGACGCACGCCGCACGTTGTCGGTCATGCTCGCGATCGGCAGAGCATCGTCGCCGTCGAAGGTCGTGGTGTTCGGCGACTTGCCGAAGTTGAGCGGCCAGGTCAGCGCGGCTGCGCCCTTCTGATCGTCGTAAATGCCCTTCTGTCGGGCGTACTGCCAAAGACGATTCGCCGTGAACACCGTGTCGATGACGTTCTTCGTCACCAAGCCTTCACGAGTGAGCGCTTGGTAGGTGTTGAGGGCGTTGTAGACCGAAGCGAGTTGAGCCAAGGCGTTCTCCTATTTATGCCGATCTGCCGCGCAAATTGCTCGCGGCGATCTGAATTGCGCGTTTACGGATGGCTTCGTTAGAAGAGTCGTCGCTCGCAGGTGACGTGCTTCGGCCGGGAACTCCGGGCGCTCCGGTTTCGCTGCGTAGTGAACGGGGTGGGGCTGCCGCCCGCGCTGGGGCACCGCGGAACACCGGCATGAGCCGGTCCGCAGCATCCTTGAACGGGACATTGTTCTGCACGGCAAACGACGCGATCGCTCGGATGCCGGCGTGGTCGTTCTCGGCGAGGTGCGGGAACTGCTCGATGAGCCCTTCGGCTACGGAGGTCGCCTCGCGAACGATTTGCTGGTTCGCCTCGGAAGCGGCAAACTCGGCCTGCTTCGCCTCGCGCTCCTTGAGCGACTTGACGTAGCTGGCGACGTCGCCCATCTCCTTGAGCAGCGGATTGTGCTCCGGATCCCACTCGGGCGGGAGCTTCGGCTGGCGGGAAGCGGTCGCGCGCTCGTAGGCGGCGAGCCCTTCGTCGAGGATCTGCGACGCGGTTTCGTTCTCAATGAGAACCCGCGCGCGACGTGCGTAGTCCTGGTCGGAGAGCAGGCGCTCGACGACCGGCTGATATTCCCGAAGCTGCCCGAAAGCTGCGTTCGCCTGCTCGCGAAACGTGCGGAGCTCCGCAAGTTCGGCGTCTCTCGGGTCAGCCGCCGGAGCGCCTTGCTGTTCGGGGACGGTGTTCGGGTCGAGTTCGCTCATCGTCAGATGCTCCTACAGAGGTCCCACGTTAGGCATACCGGGCATCCCCATCGGAGCGCCGAACGGCGCAGGCGCGAGCGGGGGAGGCGGCGGAGGTGCCATCGGACCCGGCGGCATGCCGAGCCCCCCGCCTGGGACGGGCGGAGGCGGAGGAGAAATCGACTGAGAGAGCATCTGAGCGACGGTCTGCGTGTCGATCCCGGAGAGGAGCTTCATGGTCGCGAAGTGCATCGCGCCGAACAGCGCCTTCTGCTCCGGATCGTCCGTGACGTCGAGAAGCCCCTCGAGCGACTTGCGCGTGCGCGCCAGCGCCTCGAGGTATTCCGCGCGCGGGTCCTTGCGAACGTCGGGCGTTAGCGGATTCGGAGGGACGGCCGCCCCTTTGAGGTTGGCCATGAGGGCCGATGCGTCCGCCGGAGACATTGCCTGCTGGCCGCCGCCTGGTGCTGCCGAACCCGCGAGACTCGGGCCTGCCGCTGGTGCCCCGAATGCCAAGTACCCTCCTGGAAAAACAAACGCCCCGTCCTGCTCTCTCTACAGGACGGGGCGGATCACGCTACCGTTGCGGCTCTAGCCTACCGCAAGTAAGCGCTCGGCGTCAACCCTAGCCGCCGTAAGTCGCGCGCGTCACGGAGCATCCGTTGAGCTTGCGATGACGAATGCCAAGCTCGATCTTGCCGTGCTCCGGTGGGTCCTCGATGAACTCGACGAGCGCGGAGAACGCCGCCGGGTTCTCGGATGCCAGCCGATTGAGCGCGAATAGAGCCCGGTCGAGCGGCTTTACCGGCAGGCGCGAGCGGTCGATCATTGCATGAGGTTCCCGCCCGGGAGGTTCCGGGCCGTCGTGGTGCGCGTGCGCGGCGGAGGAGACGCGGACGCACCAGAGAGAATCGGGTTCTGCACGAGAATCCGGTCGCGGATCTGCTGCCAATTCGGCGTGTTCGTCCGCTTCCAGAACTCGATCTTGTCGATGATCCCGGCCTGCAAATCGGCCATGAGACGAGCGCGCACGGACGACTCGGACCAGGCCATCGTCGACCCCGTGAGCACCTTGAACCGGAACGTGCCGTATAGGAACGGTGAGGAAACCCGCTCGAAGGTCTGATTCCCCTCGGCATCCTCGACCGCAATCGCGTGCGCCTCGGTGTAATACCGCTGCGCGTACCACCCGACAATCTCCATCGCGTCCGCGATCGCGACCTCCATCTGCTGCGTCGCCGTTACCATCCGAGAGCCGCCGATCTCCGCCAGGATATCGTACCCGGCCGCGCTATCGACCCGCCCAGCACTCTCGCCCTGCATGATCCCGGTCGCCCCGACAATCCGCTCCATGAGAGAAATGATGAGGTTGATCCAGGTGAAGTCCGAAGCGCCGAGCGGAGGGACGTCGAGCCATTTGACCTGGTTGATATCGCCAACCCGGATGACGTCAGCCGGACCGACCATGAGGCTGTTCTGCTCGAGCCCGCTCTGCGCGCCGGCGAGAAGCGCCCGCATGGCGCTCAATCGCCAATTATCCATCATTAAAGAGAGCGTCACGTTGAGGCTGATCTGAAGGTCCTCGCAGTCGAGCGCGGAGCCGCGCACATGCGGCCCCTCGAGCGCGATCCCATCGCTGACCAGGGCATACGGGGCCGGACCGTCCCAGGCGATATCGTCCAATTCGACCTCGCCAGGGTACATGACCGTCGTCCGACGCCAATACGGATACTTCGGCTTGAGCACGGTGCGCTCGATATCCCGGTAGCGCAGCTTGAACGTCGGCATGGCGACGGGTTGGCCGTCCACGTCCATGATCTCGTCGGGCATCGTGTCGAAAAGCGGCATCCCCTCGTCGTCGCGGACCACCTCTTTCCGAGGGTTCCCGATCGGATCGTAGTCCTTCTCGGTCGTTTCGTAGAGCGTATCGTCCCGGTAGAACAATTCGATGACCTGGACGGACTCATCGCCGTCGTTCTGAGGCGACGTCGATCGACCGTTCGAGAACGCCGAGATGACGGGCCGACCGTTGACGATCGTCCCGAAGCTGCTGCCGCCGCCCTTGGACTTGTCGTAGGCGCTACCAATCGGCGACGCTGGCATCGACGTTGCGCCGGACGGGGAGCCGCGCTGCTTGTCCGCGGTCTTGCTCTCGAAGATGAGCCTGGACGCCTTCGGGTAGAACTTCGCTACCTTCGAGCGGCGCATGATCTCGCGGTGCCCGACGAACTCCATATCCTTGATTCGCTTCGCCCGCGGGTCGAGGATGAGCCGCCAACCGGGAACGACGTCGCACGCCACGTCGCCAGCCCCGCCGCGAATCGTCGGGTCCCACGGAAACTTCAGCGCGCAGGTGCGCGTGTTGTTCGCGATCGTGCAAGCCTCGCGCAGCTTCTCCTGCATGTCCGACTCGTACCACCATCCCATGATGACGCGCCGCATGAGGTCCGCCGCGCGCGAGTCTCCAGCCTCGCCGGCCTCGACGATCGGGATGGGGAGCTGCTTGAGCATGATCGAGAGCTTGTGCTCGATCAGCGACTTCGTGATATTCGCCGTGATTTGCGCCCGCTGCGCCGCGAGGTCGACGTTCCAATGACGGCCGTAGTAGAGGTTCGCCCCTACCCGGTCATTGAGCCGGCGCTCCTCCTCGCCATCGTCAGCGAGGGAGACGAACTCGAGGACGCGCCGGACGCGCTCGCGTTGATCTTCGGTCTGCTGGGCCGCTCCCGGGGAGTCGAGCTCGATGCGGCCCTTATCGGCGGCTACGGGCATGGCACGTTACGGGTTGATCTTAACATTCGACTCCCTCAGACGATCTCGGATGGATTTGACGGGGGCAGCCGGAGGTAAGAATACCTTCGTGTCGATGTGCTCCCCTCCCGTCTTTACGTGGTCGGCGTACTCCTTCATCCTACGCCAATTCTCCGGCATGGTCGAGGCCGTTACCGGCTCAATCCCCTTCGCGGCGTAGATCGCATCCCGCTCCCGGCGGTCCTGCGGGTACTCCTGGCCGAGCATCTGCGAGCGCTTCGACCCGTCGATCGGGCTGCGGCTGAAGCGGCAGCGGTCCTCCTGGAAATGGAAGTTCCCGAACAGCCGGCGTGCGATCCCGTCGCAGGTCGAGCAGATGGTTTCAGGCGGGCATTCCCCCATCGGGAAGAAGCGGTCGGTTTCGTGCCCGTCGACGCACGCGAATTCATAGAGCGGCATTAGCGAAAGTACCCCCGGAGCGGGTTGATCGGATAGCGACCGTAGTTCGGATTGAGCTTGCGAAGCAGGTTTTCGTCCGCGCCCTTCATCTTCTTCGGCACGGCGCTGTGGTTGAGCCCAAGATCTATCGCCGTGGGGACGCGCTGCGTACGAGCCTGCCCGATTTCAAGCAGCATCTTCGGTGATTGACGTATCCCAAGGCACGCAAGGCCAGCGGCAATCACGCGATCGTCGTGCTGGTTCTTCTTGTCGGTGCGATAGTCCGTGCCTTCGACCTTGAACGACGCCATCTCGCGCACGAGCCCCGCCGACGCGAACTCGACGTACTGCTCCGCTGCGAAGTCCTTGAGCGCAGAGAAGATGAACGGGCGCGTTTGCGGAGATGTAAAGAACCCGGGCTTCGATACGCGACGCCCGCCGTCCCAACGGTCCTGCATTGCGACGTTCGGGTAGTGCCAATCGTAGAGCATCCGCTTTACGACGACGCTTCCGTACGAATTGATCTCGGGAAGAATCCACGCGCGGTTGTACCACCACAGCAAATGCACGAGCATATCTGCGAATTCTTCAGGACGAAACCTGCTCGATGCGAACTCCGCGACCTGCCGACCTTGCGTGACGTTGATGATGCACGCCACACTACTGTCTCGCCGAAACTCTCCGCCCGCCGTGTCCGACCCAGCGAAGTAGACGTCGCCCTTGACCGGAGGTTCCCACACGAGCAGCGCGCCGCTCGCCTCGAGCTTGAACCGCGGCCGATGCAGCCGAATGACGCCGAAACTTTCGAGCGGCCCTGGGAGCCCGTCGAACAGGAGCTTGCCGTACGCGGGGCCATTCGTGCGGATCTGCTCGCCCTTGCCGTCCACGCGCTCTGACCAGACTTCCTTCGCGCGAACAGACGCCGCATCGACGCATTCCTGAAGCCAGCGCATCTCGTCCGTGAACGCGCCGGCGGAACGTAGCAGGAAGCATGACTCGTCATCGCTCGGGTATTCGGTGTCGAACAGGTCGAGGTCGCCGTTGAACGGCTCTCCCTCGATCGTCTTGCGACGCCAATACATTTGCGCTCGCGTGACGTCCTTGCCGTCGACGCCACGGCGAATGATCGACCATGCCTTCTGCTTCTCGATCTCCTCGGCATTGAGCTTGAACTCCGGCGGAGGCTGCGCGCTGTATTCGCTTTCCTGAATGTACCAAGGAAGAAACAGCGCCTCGAACTCGGACCCTTCGCGCTTCGCCGCTTTCCACTTCTCGTAGAAGTCGTTCTGCCCGTTCGGCGTCGACTCCATGATGAACACGCACTTCGACCGAGCCGCGGTCCCGATCCCCGGAAGCTGCGGCATGAGCGCGCTGTTGAGCGTGCCAAGCGCGGGATAGAACGCCGCTTCCGACTCGTTAATGAAACGCGCCGTGTCGCCGCGCGCCTGCACGTTCTTTGCGATGTGCGTCTCGCCGAGGCATTTCAACTCGCGGTAGTACAGTTCGTTCTTCGCGACTGTCGCGGTCGGACTGTTCGCGCGCAGCTTCGGACGAATCCCTCCGACGTCCGGCAGGTTATCATGGAAGCGAGCGTATGTCGCGATGACCTTGATCGACAGCTTCTCGTCGTGGACGATCGACAGCGCGCGGACGTTCGTGCCACGCCACAGTTCCCAAAAATTGTACGCGCAACAGAACGTCGTGAGCCCTTCTTGCCGAGCCTTGAGGATGATGAAGAAGCGCGGCTCGCCTTTCTGCTGACGCCGCACCATCCTGTTCCATGTGAGCCGCTGCGCGTCATTGAAAACGAACGGCTGAATGTCGCCCGTGAGCCGCGACAGGATGCGGAGGAACAACGCGCAGAACGTCGGGAAGTCCGAGCGGCAAAGCTGAACGAGCATCTGAAAATCGGATGGATGCTTGACGAACAGATCCTTCCACCACGCTTCATCCATGCCCTGAAAGCGCGGGAACCCGTCGTCGCGAAACCCCGGTTCAATCGGTGCTCCGTGGATCTGCACGATGCGGAACGCGGACGGGTCGATCTGCTGGTGAACGCGATCGCTCTCGTTATAGCGGTACTGCTTCACGCTATATCTGCCACCACGGCTTGAACGGCTTGCGCTGCGGCTTGCTCTCTAGCTCGGGGAACGACGGCATCTGCTCGTCCGCGAAGTTCGCGCATTGAATAAGATACTTCGCGAAAACTCGCGCGCGATTCGGAGTCAGCGTTTCGCTCGTTCGCAACTCCTCACCATTCTCCATGAGCATCGTCTCGCGAATGATTACGACGCCCTGGCGAGCGCTGATATTCCGGCGGCACGAGTTATCCATCGTCATTCGTCGCGACCATCAACCCGCGGCCATACCGTTCCCGCGACGCGCTGCGCCTCCGCCTCGATCGCCGTCTTGAGCTGCGCGGGAGTGAGATCGCGGAGAACACCGCCCCCGAGGAGGTCCGACGTGTCCACCGCGCCGCCCTCGCGCAACCCTGACTTCACCGCCGCATACGGGTCGCCAAGATCGAGCGGGACCTGCTCCGCGACGGGCGTTGCCGCCGGCGCAGACGAAGTCGCCGCCTCCGGCACTCGACGGACGCGGCGCTTCGCCTCTCGCTCGCCAGAAGGACTAGGCGTGCGCGTCGCCGCTTCCACGAAGCCGCGAGCGAACCCTTGCGCCGCTGCCGCGATCAAACTCTCGAGCGGGGTCATGCGATCTCCTCGATGGATTCAATACGCTCTCCGATCCAGCGAACGACCGGAACGGCGAAACTGTTTCCCAGGCTCCGGTAGCGTGGTCCGTCTGCGGCGGGCTTGCCGCGATAGGTAACGTCCGTCCATCCGTCCGGAAATCCCTGAAGCCTCTCAGCCTCTACGGGGGTGATGCGGCGGACGGCGCTCGATGTTCCGACCATGCCAGCATCACCGTTGCGCGCCGTGATCGGAAGCGCACAGTCATCGAGGAACGGCGACTCGACCTGCGCTCCGAACGCAACCGCGATCTGCCCGCCCGCGTTCGCGTGGCTTTTGTCGAACTCCATCGCGCGTAGCGTCGGCGCGAGGTCGCCCGCATCGGCTCCGTGGTCCTTGCATGAGAACGCGATGAGGACTTTTGGGCCACTCGCGTTTGTGGCTTCGCTTGCCGCACAGAATGTTGCAGCAATATCGCCGGTTTCCACCGTGACGAGCGGGATGCCGCGACCTGTTCCGTCCTCGCTTGCGTCGAATCCCTCGGCGCGAAGCGTATGCGCTATGCTGCCTCCGGCGATTAGTCCGCCGTCGAGGTCAAAGTCGGTGCCGAGGCCACCGCCAGCAGAGCAGCGTGAAGGGAGAGTGGGAGCGACTTGCCCCTCTTCTTCGCTCTGCGGAGAATCCCCGAGCAGGCTTTCGCGGTCAAATAGTACCGCCGCGGCGCGTCGCCAATCAGAATGTCCGACAACGAACACGCGCCGGCGGCGTTGCGGGACTCCGAAATGACGAGCGTCCAGAACCGCGTAGGAGAACCCATACCCGCATTCCCCCACGGCCCCGAGGAAGGCTCCGAAAGCGCGGCCCCCATCGGCGGAAAGCACACCGGGGACATTCTCCCAAACGAACCAGCGAGGCCGAACCGCCTCAAGAACTCGTACATATTCGAGAGTGAGCTGCCCTCGATCGCCAGCAAGGCCGGCGCGAAGTCCGGCAACGGAGAAGTCCTGGCAGGGGCTTCCGCCGACAAGAACGTCAACTGATCCACGGTATCTCTCCCAATCGACTTTCGTCACGTCGCCGAGGTTTGGAACGTGCGGGTATCGGTGTTTCAAGACGGCGCAAGCGAACGGGTCGATCTCGCTCACCCAAGCGCACTCCCAACCGAGTGACTCCCACGCCACGGACGCCGCTTCGATACCAGAGAACAGGGAGCCGAACTTCATACGATCTCGCTCTCCTCATCGGCCGGAGAATCGAAATCGTCCAGCACGACCTCCTCGGGGATCGGAAGCGGCTCCGGGGGAGGGGTCGCGCGCATTGAGCCCTGGCGCAGAATCGCCTCCGCACGCTCCTCGTCAGTCATCGCCAGCAGGCTCCTCAGCAAGCGCATCGACCTCATCCTCTAGCACCCCGCCCGTCGTCCCAGACAATACGAAATCACCGACAACGCGCGGCGCAGACATAGGCTCCGCAGCACGCATCTCATTCAGGTTCACCCGAGCGTGCAACACCTCGCTCTGTACCCGCTGCGCAGCCTCCGGCATCGCTAGCTTCAAGTACGTCTGCAACGCGGGAAGCGACGGCGGCTCCTTGATCGAACGAACGCGACCGTCCTTCGTGAGAACCTGCTTGCGAACCTCACCCTTGATATGCTTCTTCAGCATCTCCATCGCGTCGACGATATCAAAACCGACCAAAGCAAAGGCGTCCCGGCAATTCTCGCGCACGTCCGAACGACGCATGTACTGATTGAACTTCGCGAGCGCATGCTTCTTCTGAAGATCCGGCTTCATCACCGCGATCGTCGACCACGTACGCGCGGCCGCGGCAATCTTCGCCTTGTCTGTAACGCCGCCGGCGCGAACTACTTCTTCCACGATCGCCTCCGAATACAAGTACGCACGCTGGTTAACTCGCTCGCTGTCCGAATACTCGTCGCTGATCGTCTCTCCGCCAGCCTCGATCTCCTCGAGCGCCCTCTGCCGACGCTCCCGGCGGAGCTTCCATAACCGACTCGACCTCCGACTCATGCCGCACTATTCGACAGCCTCGCTCGCTTCCTTCGCTGTCTCTGTGCCGTTGAGAGCGGCGTCGAGGCCCTCAACTACGTCTGCATCGTTGCCCTCGAAGAAATAGCGAGCGGGAAGGGCGTCTATCCATTCAGGATCGCCTGCGGTCGCAAGCTCCTTACGATAAGTGCGAACCCGCGCGATCACCGCCTCCGCAGCCTCGGCGCGGAGCAAAGCTTCATGGCGTTGTCGACTACATTCGACAAGTGACGCTTTGTACTCGTCCACTCGCTTCTCGGCGGCTTCGAGGCGGTCGAGCGCGAGCCCGACCTGTACCGCGCGGCGGTCATCGAGTGCCGTCGATGCCGGGTCTACCGAGTCGGTCCATTCGCGCAGCGCCGCGAGGTCAAGCTCGATGCTCATGCGTCACCTCGATTATTCAGCGCGCTCTCAAGCTCCGTGACCGCTCCACCTTCAAGCCAGCGGAGCATCCCGCGTTCGGACAGAATCGCGCGCTCACCGTCGTACATCACATCCCAATAGCGCCTGCCGGGCTCGACCGTTGTTGCCGTCACGGTGCTGCCGCCTTCGGAAACGTCGTAGTATGCTATCTGCGCGCTCATGCGTCACCAGCCTTGGCGCGGGCCAAAAGCGCCTTCAACGATTTCACTTCCTCGCGCGTGAGCACGAAAGCGCGGTCGGTATCTACGGACTCGCGGTGGAATTTCTTGCCAGGGTATCCAGGCGCTTTGAAGATTTCCAGAGCACGAATTTCTGCGTCGTCGATCTCCACAAGACGCTTGCCGGGAGAGGCGGCGGGGACGAGTTCGATCTGATCCGCTGTGACTGCCTTGCCCCAACCGTCATCATGCAGTAGACGAAGATAGTCAGGCCCGATCATAGAAATCGTGAAGAACCTTTTCAACTGCACCCGGTCGCCGGCCTTGAACGACGCGGGCATCACTCGACCGACTCCGTACCCTCGGCCGCAACACCAAGCACCGACAGCAAATGAGCAACCGACGCGTTGTATAAATCAACCGTCGACTCATCCAATAACTCCGGCAAAGAAACCGCGTGCTCGTATACCTTCAACGCCACCGCAGTACGCAACTGCTCGATGCGAACCTTCTCGCCTAACTCCATCTGCTCGCGCTGCAACGACAACGCCGACTCGAACTGCTCCGAAGTAGGACCAGAGCCAATCGCACCAGACAACGCCGACAAACGACGCTGCTGCTCATAAGCCTCCGGATCGATCATTCCAAAAACCTCGCCAGACAAGCAACCGCATACTCGCGATCAACACAACACAAGCATACAACATAGCATCCCACTAACGCAAGCCGAACCGCACGCTAGAAAAGCAGAACGCCCACCTCTCGATGAGCGCTCGCCGGGCCGACGTCTTGCGACGCCTGCGGTCCACCACCCGGGCCGGACATACCTGCACCCGGGAACACCAGCGTACCATCCCAAGCGACGACCGCACAACCGCAAACCAACCAACAACATAAAAAAATTATGAGTACGGCCAGGAGGAACATCCGTTGTTCGCATCGGGTCGCTGGGGGCCGACCGGGAAGCGGCCGCGGCCGGCGAGGCGGCGGCATCGAAGGGAGCTCCGAGCTCGTCAGCCCCGCGCTCGCGAGGCACGCAAACCATGATTTGCGTGCGCCAAACGTGCCCGGATCGCTGTCGATCGCCCCGTTTCGGTGCCCGATGCGGTCGCCGGCGTGCGATTCCGCCGATTTTCCGGCCTCACGCGTGCGCGGGCGGAGGAACCTGTCGAGCTCGCCGTCCCGCCTGTCCTGTAGCGGACCGGACCGCTCGAGGCTGGGCGGTTCCACGAGCGGGGGCGTCACCACAGGCGCCGTGAATTCGGCTTATAGGTCCTGGCGGGTGTGCTGTTGTGGCTGGGTGCCGTGTCTGGCTGGGGTCCCAGGTGCGTTGTCCTGTGTGATACAGGACAGAGCTGGGTATCGCTTGCCTTCCTTACGGCTCCTGCCTGCGGGCAGGGTGATCCCTACTCCGCTGTGGGCCTACCGCTTCGCGGTTGTGGCCTTTACGGCTCCCCCGCCCGCCCTGTTTGCCAGGTTCACGGGCTAGCACGGTCCTTCGTTCCCCTGTGGGGCGGGTGTCGTGCCTCGTCGGTTGCTTCCGACTGCCGGGGTTTCCCTCACCGAGCGAGGATTCACGCTTGCGCGCGGGTGGGGCGCTTGTTCGCTTCTTCCTTTAGCGGACTGCGGGGAGAGTTCCTCCTGGTCGTGCGGACTATTTTCCCTTGCGGGATTGCAATGCTCTAGGGTGTCCTGTATCATAGAGGACAGGGGAAGCGCTCTCGCTCCCTCTCTCTCTTGGAAGGACGAACATGCGCTACAACGTTACCACCCACGCCCGTCTCGAACAGATCCTACCCTTCGCGCGCGTCGAGTGGAACCCGCTCGGCAGAGAATACATCGCTTGGCTATTCGGCGCGGGCGAATCGCTCGGCGCGACTCCAATCAAAGAAGCAAAGGCCATCGCTGCAGCCTACGATAGCGAGTACGGCCATGCAGAGTGCGCCCATTGCGGATACCCGCTCAACGCAGCAGGCAAATGCACCGCACCCCTCAGCGTGGCCGACTAATGGGCCTCGAATCGCTCCTTACCGTTGCAGCTATGGTCGCCGGAGGCTGCGCTCTCACGGCATGGCAGGGCTACCGCATCGGCTTTGCCGAGGGCATGGAAGCGGCGCTCGAAAGCGAGCAGATCCTCGACGCAGCATTTGACCGCGAGGCGTTTGACGTCGTGCGCGTCGGCTTTGAGAATTGGAAGGCATGATGCCGGGGATCTTGCAGCGCGAGGCGTTTCGAGCGCTGCGTGCAAAGACGGTTGCGTCTTGGCGCTCTGCTGGCAAGTGCATCCAATGCGGTGGGAAGAAAGGCACTCCTGACGAGGGTAAGACGACCTGCCATCCTTGCAACGCTGCGCGCGTCGAGCGAAGGCGAAAAGCGAAGTCTGCCTAGAACGAACCCCTGGCGAAAGCCGGGGGTTCTTGCTTTGGACGTATCCCAGGTCATCCTAGAGGTCGAGAGGCACCTTCTAGGGCCTTATTTTAAGCCTTTACCTCTCGAATTGTCCACGATCCGTCCTTTTTCTGCGCCAGGAAGAAGATGAGGAATGGGAACGCCCGTGCTGCTGCTTTGAGTTTCACGGAGCTATCGTCGCGAATGAATCCTCCCTTGACCTCGTGCAATTCGATCGTTCCGTCTGCTCGGACAACCCAAAAGTCCGGCGTGTAGCGCAGGTCGTGACCGAGCTTCAGGGTCCACGACTCGTAGCCGTAGGCAACCACGCTTCCAGCGCGTTTCTGAGTCTCTAGGCGCTCTCCGTACTCCCTCTCGGTCTTGTTCATGGCATCTGGAGCAACGCGCGCCTTGGCGAGCACGGCTTGCTCGGTCTTTGGCTCTGTATCTCGACCGCGTGCCGCGGCGAGCTGCGCCTCGAGGTGAGCGACGTCCTTCAGGCTGAAGGTCACGTTAGTAGCCCAGGTTCGGGATTTGGAGGAGTTCAAAGTCCGTCGAGGACAGGCGATTGAGGCACGTCGCCGAGTCGCCATAGACGCTCATCGTCGACAGGATCGCGTTCCACGGATTCGTGAGGCTCTGCGTCGTGTACGGCGCTCCGCTCATCGCACCGACCTCAAGCCCGCCGTGCCCCGTATCGTAGAGATACGCGCCGTAGGTCGCGAGTGCCGTGAGGATCGTCTTGCAATACGGGCTGTAAGCGCTCGCCGAGATCTGCGCCGGCGTCCAGAGCAGGTGCATGAGGTTGCCGTAGTGCGGCGGCGTCGACGGGCTCCCTGAGCAGGTCTGATCGCTGCCGGAGGCATGCTGGTCCGCCGGGTAGATCGTCGCGTCGTTGAGGCATTGCGTGTTCATCGCGAGCGCGTGATTGATCTGCCCGTTCAGGAGCTCCTGCGGCGTGATGAACGAGACTCCCAGCGCGTATCCCGCATGCACGGCGTCCGAGCCGTCGTTGCGGATGCCCTTGCCTCCCAGGGTGAACGCGCCGCCCCACGAGCATTGCAGTTGCGAGCCGTTGCTGCATTGCCAGCCGTCGAACTCGATGTTGTTCGTCGGGTCGATGACGATGATGTGGGCGTCGGAAATGCTCTGCGGGATGGCGTAGCTCGGAACGTGGATGGACGAACCCTCGCCGGCGCACGTTCCCCATGCCTCGGTGCAATGGATCGTGCGGACCGGATCGCCGCTCGAGGCGACGTAGATCGGCTCGGACGAGCTCTGCCCGAAATCGTACTGCACGCGCCCCTGGTTCCACAGGCTCGTCATGTACGTTTGCGACTGCACCGCGGCCCCAGCGGACTTCAGCGCCGCAACCGTCTGGTGGAACGGGCTGCTCGAGCTAAAGAGCTGGTGGAACACCCACGGCAGCGAGTCAGCCCCTCCGGTTGGCGTTGCTGTCGGCGTCGGCGAGGGAGTCGGCGTCGGAGAAGGCGTTGGCGAAGGTGTTGGGCTAGGCGATGGCGTCGGCGTCGGCCCGGTCGATCCCGTCTTTTGCGTGAGCAGAACGAGGCCGCCATAGGCTTGGAACTGCGTCAGCGGCGAGGGAACGCTCGCGGTCATCGAGAGAGCAGTCGTCGACGTCGCAGGCCCTACCACGACCTCGATGCCCCAGGCGCTTTCGTAGAGCTTCTGAGTCCAGCCGCCAGGGTTCGTCCACGAGGCTCCGGCGTAGTTTCCCTTGCCGCCGTCGATGAACGCCACGGGAAGGTCGGTCGCCTGGTGAGGCAGCAGGCTCGGGGTAGTCATGGTCGTGCGCGAGACGCCATCGTTCACGGCGACGTGGCCGATCTGATCGACCGGCGTCGTGATCGAGGCGTTCGCGAAGTCGCCGATGAAGCACGCCATCGCTCGATCGGTCCCGGTGCCGCCCGTGGGCGTGAAGGTGTACGATCCCGATTCGCTTCCCGAGACGACGTGCACGAACGTCGCGTAGGTCGTGTACGGGTTCGCGATATCGTTCTCGAGCTGCGTCCAGCCGGCGGGCGGCGTCCAGGACTTGCCCGTGATATTCGTGTCGCAGAACGCGATGAGCACGTCGTTGACCGCGGGCGCGACGAGGAATCCGCTCGTGGTCCCGTTCTCGTAGGAGACGCCGATCTTGAGCGGGATGCTGGTCGGCAAATTGAAGTCGACGTAGTAGCCGCCGTTCACGTAGAACGGGCTCACCGGCGTTGGAGAAGGCGTCGGGGTTGGCGCTGGCGTCGGGGTGGGCGTCGGGGTGGGCGAAGCGGTCGGCGTCGGGCTCGGCGTTGCTCCGTTCCCAGGAACCCATGTCAACTCCGCGACGTTGTAGTAAAAGCTGCCCGTTCCGCTCAGAGTGAACGCATCCGAGAAGGGCTGCGAAGCGCTGTACGGTTCCGTCGTCATCTTCGCCACGTAGAGCCGCATGGTTGTTCCGGCAGATCCCATGCTCGAATCCACGACCGAGGACGTCTGCCCAACCGGCAGGCTCTCCGCGACGCTCAACGTCTGAGAGGCGTTCCACGCGCCGAATGCCGAGAACAAGATCCCTCCGCTCGCCGGGATGGTCAGCGTCGGGGTGATCGTCGCCGGGATATTCCAGGGAGCCGTTCCCTGCGCCACGGGGTTCGTGAATGCAATGTTCGCCGGGTTGCCGCCCCAATTTGCGACTTCCACGAGCTCGATGCTGCCGTAGTTCTGCGAAAGTCCCGTGCCAGCGATGAAGTCGTAGTTCGTTCCGTCGCCCGCCTGCGCTACGCGATAGCTGACATAGAACGTGGCAACGATGCCGCCGTAGGTCGTGAGCGACGTCCAGCCGGTCGGAGCTATTCCAGGGCTTGCGTAACCGTATCGGTTCGTCTGGAACGCGAGGAGCAGGTTTCCCGGCGTCGGCGCTGCCGGAAGCTGCGCCTTATAGAGATTCGTGAGGCTTGGGTACTGCACGAGATAGTGCTGCACGACGTAGATCGTCGCTGGGTTTGGCGTCGGTGATGCCGTGGGCGTCGGGCTCGGCGTCGGCGTCGGTCCGGTCGGCGCGGGCGTCGGCGTCGGAGTCGGCGTGTACGTGGGCGTCGGCGTCGGTGATGGAGGAACGTAATCGACCGGCGTCGGCGGTTGCAGCGGCGCGGAGATATCGCTGCGCGGCGTCCCAGGAGCGCCGCCGGTCGGGAATCCGTTGAGCGGGCTGGGAGGAGGCGGGTCAACGGGCTTCGTTGCCGAAGCAGAGGGGGAAGCGCTCGGCGCGGGAGCGGGGCTGGGCTCCCGGCACGCCACCATGAGCGCGAGCAGTACGAGCGCTACGCCGAGCTTCCGGGTCATTTCACTCTCCCAGGTTGACGCTAAAGGACGATCCCGGTCCTAGTGGTTCTTGATAGACGTCGCCTGGTCCCGCGCCCAAGTCAGCCGCGCGGTCGTTGAGCCAGCGAAAGTAGCAGAGCCACGAGAGGCGCTGCTCCAGCTCGGCCCTCGTCACTTCGCCCCTCCAAGGCGGCGGTCAGATCCGGAGAGTCGAACGACGTCGCACGCGCCGCGGATGCGCGACACCAGCCGCTCGCCGTAGATCCCCTGCAACTCCGCCATCTCGAGGTTGCTCGTGAACCACGTCGGGCGACCAGCCTCGAGCCGCGCCGTGAGCATAACGACGATCGCTTCGAGCGCGACGTCACGCTGCGCCGGCGAACCGAAGCCGACCTCCGCGCCCAGGTCGTCGACGAATAGCCGAGGCACGCGCGAGGCGAGCCCGTCCGCCGAATAGTCGGGTCCCCAATCCTTCCATTGCCCGTCGAGCTTCCAGCCGCGCCGAACGTCCTGCACGAAGTCGATCGCTCGCGTCCACCAGCACGGCTCCGCAATCCACGGCGCGCGCACCGGGTAGCGTATCTTCCCAGCCCGAGAGGCCAGCCAAAAGGCCGCCTCCGCTGCCAGGACCGTCTTTCCCGCGCCGACCGGACCGAGCAGCACGAGTCCCCGGTCGCGCACGATCGCGCGCTTCACAGCCTCATAGGCGGTCCCGTTGTCCTTGTCGACCTTGAAGCGGCGCGGCATCGTCGGGAAGTCGCTTCCGATCCAGCGCACGGTCCCGCCGCCGCTATACGCCATCGCTGACCTCGACGATGATGCTGCGGGCATGGACGGCGATGCGGGCGATGGTCTTTCGCAGCGCCGCGACCTCGCTCTTGAGCAGGTCGATCTCGCCCAAGGCTTGCAGCCGCTCGTCGTTCATTTTCCCGTAGCCTTCGCTCGCGGCCCGCAGGATGTTGATAGCTTCCAGCATCTTGGAGCGCTCTTTCTCGCGCGCGAGCGTCGCGGTCGAGCATGAGTCGATCAGCTTAGCCTGCCGCTCGTTCTCTGCCCGAAGCCGGTCGATCTCGCGGACCGCCCAGCCGGCCGAGGTGTTCGCGCAATCAGCGCGGCCGTAGATAAGGCGCAAGGTGCGCTCGTATTGCTCATCGGTGCGCTCGGCCGAGGTGGCCGAGGTGGTGTCGTCAGTCATTCTGCATACGCCCTTTCGAGTGCGAAGTGCGGGGTTCGAGTTGGCCGAGAAGTCCTCGTAGCTCCGTTTCCAGGAACCCGAAGTAACTCGTCGGCTACGAGTCGCAGAGAGTAGACGCAAGACCCGATTCTCTCCGTAGCTTTCTTGTGAGCTACGATGAGATCGGCGTCAGAACGACCGACCTCTGCGAAGTTACGTGCCATTGTCTTGTTTTGACTTTTCCACGTATCTTTGGTTAACGTCGGACCGACAGCGGATTTAACTATCGGCCAAAAGACTTCGAGGATTTCACGGGCTCGTTGCTCCTTGTCGTCAACGAGTCTCAACCGCTGCTGTCGCGGCTTCGGTGAGGAGACGTTAGTCTCCGAACTAATATATTCTAACTCTAATACCTTAGCCACGCGCGCGTGTGAGGGGCTACTGACCTGCTCCTGGCTTGCTACTGAAATGTCCGTTTTACGAGGGAGCTTTGCTACTGAGCCGCTACTGCTCTGCAACTGATTTGCTACTGACTTCAGGAAACCGATCACGTCCTTGGTCTGAATCGTCTTGCCGTACATCCGCTTCAGCATGTCCTGGATATTGCGTTGAGTCGGCTCTTCCGGGATGGCTAAGACGCCGTAATACGCTGCTTTTAACCTGGCGTCTCGGTTCATTTAACAGGGTTACGTGACTCTGTTTCGAGGCCGTCCTTGTAGATAGCAGAGATACGTAGCTTGCCTTTTCCGAGGTTACATATGTCGCACGCGGTTACGAGGTTGTGTATTTGATTTGATCCTCCGTCGACTACGGGGATAACGTGATCGACGTGCAAAGTTACGTCAGGAGATCTGCGACCGCAGTAACGGAAAGTGAAATTGTCCCGAGTTAAAACAATGAAGCGAGTTGATGGCGAAAGGCCAACTCGCTTCGTACGTAACCCGGTGTTATTCAAAATACGGCGGATACCGGACGGGCGGACACGCCGGCTCAATGCTCCTTGACGCCTTCCAGGCTTGCAGCCGCTTTGTCCGCAGGCTTCTTTGATCTCGCGCAGCATGTTCGTGCGTCTGCCTCGGACGCCGAAAGCGATCGACGCAAGATAGACGGAGTTCGCGCTCCACGCGCCCGTCCGCTCGACAAGCGCATCGCGGACCTGCCTATAGAGATCCGAATTATTGGGGGCGTTTTGCATACAAGAAAAGCCTCCGGGTGTTACCGAAGGCTCTCCACATAGTCGCGAGGCGATTTCTGCTCAAGGCTCCGGTTGTCGGGCCGGAGTACCCTAAACCCCATGCCCTGAGCGTTATCCGAGTGTGGCTGCCCCGTCGGG